CGCAGTCATGGCTAAGGAAGGTGATAAGACTAAACTGATCCGGTTCGGTGATCCTAATATGACTATCAAGAAAGACCAACCAAAGCGTAGGAAGTCTTTCAGAGCTAGACACAAGTGCGATACAAATCCTCCGAGTAAACTAACAGCTAGGTATTGGTCGTGCAAGAAGTGGTGATTAAAGGGGAAGACGGACGATATTACAAACCCTGCTCTTCCTGCGGTGAGATGCAAAGTTATCTGCGTAAAACCTACGCGGAACATTCTTTAAAAGTCAAGAAAAGATGTAAAGCTTGTGCAAATTCTGATCCAGACAGTAATTCCCACAAAGGGTTCTATAAAGACGTTTTAAGATGTTCATTTGTACATAAGTATAAAGCAAACGCAGAACTTAGAAGCATCGAATGGAATGTATCTTTTGACTATTTAGCTGACCTGTTAATTGAGCAAGACTTTAAATGCGCTCTAACCGGGTTTCCTATTGACGCAATGAACTTAAACAATAACGCTTCCTTGGATAGAATCGATAGTTCTAAAGGTTACGTAGAGGGTAATTTGCAGTGGGTTTTATCAGAAGTTAACATGATGAAGCAGCAGTATTCTCAGGATAGATTTATAGAGATTTGTAAGGCTGTTTCTATTAACGCTGATTTAGATATTTTCTTAAAGGAAAAATGGTGACACCTAATAAATGCGATAGTTGCCTAGAGTGTAATTGTAATCTGGCTGTCTGCAAATGCGGTTGCCACAAGTTAAAGGAACAAGACAATGCCCGTGATGAATCTACAGAAGAACGCTCGACTTAAAAAGGGCGGAACCGCTATGAAGAAACCAGTAGATAAGAAGAAGGGCGGTATGGCCTTTACGACTTGCAAGGGTTGTCCTACCCCGGCTAAGTGTAAGGCTGCCGGTAAGTGTCTAAAGAAGTCGTGATTATATGGGAAGATGATCCTACAAGGTGGGGCAATGCTAACCTAAAGCATTGAGAGGATCATAATTAATGCCGAAGCAAACTAAAAGCAGGGTTAATGAAGCCGGTAACTATACCAAGCCTGCTATGCGTAAACAACTGTTTAACAATATCAAAGCTGGGTCTAAAGGTGGTAAACCCGGTCAGTGGTCGGCTATTAAGAGTATGATGCTGGCTAAACAATACAAGGCCAAGGGCGGGGGCTACCGTGACTAACAACGAGGGAAAGATTTGTACTAGATGCGACGAATGGAAACCCCTCACAGAATATAGAAGTCGTTGCGGAAACCAATCTCATTTACTTAAAAGTAGGTGTAACCGTTGTCACTATGAAATGCACAAAGAGTACGTAAACAATAATCCAGAACGTGTTCGGGAATACAGAGCAAAAGATAAATGGACTCTTAAAAAAAGATGTGACCGACATAATATTACTGTTGAAGAATTTTGGACTCTGTATGAAGAACAAGACGGTACCTGCCCTATTTGCGATAAGGCAGTAAGTGCAGAAAATTCGGCGATTGACCATAATCATGAGACCGGAGATGTTCGAGGTATTATTCACAAGACATGTAATAGAGCCTTGGGTTTATTAGGTGATTCACCGGATACTCTTGAAAGGGCTGCGGCCTATCTTAAGCAACGAGGTTTCTACGGAGACAGCCGCTGATGCCACTAAAGAAACCTCAGGAAAGCCTGAAAGCCTGGACGAAGCAGAAATGGCGAACCAAGTCTGGCAAACCTTCTGGCAAAACTGGTGAGCGGTATCTACCGGAGAAAGCTATTAAAGCCTTATCTCCTGCTGAATACGCAGCCACAACTAAAACCAAACGGGCTGGCACGAAAGCAGGCAAGCAGCATGTAAAGCAGCCTGATAATATCGCTAAGAAGGTGAGGAAGTATCGTGCCTCTTAAGAAGGGTAAGTCTAAAAAGACTATATCAAAGAATATCAGCACTCTTGTTAAAGAGGGTAAACCTCAGAATCACGCAGTTGCTATTGCGTATAGTAAAGCCGGTAAGGCTAAGAAAAGGAAGAAATAGTTATGGCTAATGGGCAAATGAAACGTGAAAAAGCCCCAGGGAAAGTTAATAGCTATGGTGACTACGCCCAGGCTATGAACTATTATATTAATACACTAATGGGCAAAGAGCCTACCCAACGCCAGAAAAATGCTGTTGACCGTTTAAATTCGTCTGACGTAAAAAAAGCAAAGTCTGATGCTCGTGAAGCGGTACGAGTATCCAAAACCAAGTCTACGAGTTCTTCTACAGTCCCTACTCCTGAGCCTCGCCCACGACGCGCTCCTGAACTAACTAACTATGGCCGAGTAGGTGCAGCGCCCCGTCCCCGGTCTGAGCAAGAAGGTAAGGAACTAGCAGGTCGTGCTGCTGAACGTCGCTATGGTTCAGGCCCGGATCGTCCATCCACTCCTGACACCCGGTCCAAGAAGCCGATTGCCAAACGTCTTATGGAAGCTCTGGGTGACAACCGTTCTATGGAACAGGCCACTCGTGATCGTAAGATGACCAATCGTATGGAACTGGAACGCGAGATGATGATCGCAGGTCGTAAGAAGGGTGGCATGGTTAAAAAGAATAAGTCAACTGTCAAAAAGAAGCAAGGCGGGTCAGCTAATAAAGTTAACATGAAGGCTGGGTTTACCCGCCGTGGATGTGCTAAGGGTTAATGATGACTGAGCAGCAAGAGAAATTCCTAAACGCACTATTCGGTGAGGCTCAAGGTAATTTCCGTGAAGCCATGAATATTGCTGGGTATGCTTCCACCGAGTACCCGGCTCGTCTTATTCGTCAGATGAAGAATGAGATCATCGAGCGTGCTGAGTACATGCTTGCTGCCAATGCTCCTAAAGCAGTTCTGTCTATATCTGGCATCCTAGACGATCCTAGTGCTCTTGGCAACCGGGATCGTCTGGCTGCCGCTAAAGAGATCCTTGATCGCGCTGGTATCGTTAAGACAGAGAAGATTGAGCACAAAACTCATGGTGCCTCTATCATTCTCCTGCCCCCGTTAGAAGATTCGAATGGCCCATCCGAAGATTCCGCATCTGAAGACTGATAAATACAAAGCTGTAGGGAAAAGACCTTATGGCTTTGACAGTGTACGGGATGAGGAAGGTCAAGCATGGTATGTTCCTCACCCGGAAACAATGGAGTTCCTGGCTGAGGCAATAAGCCATATCAGGTCTGGTCGATCTGTCCGTACTGTCGCAGCATGGCTAGAGAAGCAGACCGGTCGTAAGCTCTCCGGCACTCGTCTACATAAACTATCTTGGACAGAAGAAGAGTTAGAAGAAAGACGGAAAGACCGCAGGAAAAAGTTAACACCTAAACAACGCAAGCTAGAAGATCTAAAAAATACTGAAAAACAGACTCGTATTAAAGCTGAACAGGCCAAGCGTCGTCTGGAAAGAGCGAGGGTTGGAACAGAGACTTTATCTGACAGTTTAGACTTTAGCGGTGGTGAGGGAGTACAGGAGCCAGAAGTTGTCTTCCGGCCTAACCCTGGACCACAGACCGACTTCCTAGCAGCCAATGAACGTGAAGTATTTTATGGTGGGGCTAGAGGTGGAGGCAAGACTTACAGTCTACTTATTGCACCTCTGAGGTTTGTAGATAAGCCTAAGTCTCGTGCTCTACTAATTCGTCGGTCTATGCCTGAACTACGCGACGTAATCTTCCAGACTCAGCAGTTATATCCTAAAGCTGTCCCCGGCGCTAAATTCAAGACACAAGAGAATACTTGGTATTTCCCCAGCGGTGCTCGAATTGACTTTGGTTATTGCGAAAACCTGACAGATGTGCTACGATATCAGGGTCAGTCTTACTCCTGGATCGGAGTGGACGAGTTACCTCAGTACGAATCTCCTGATGTTTGGCACTTCCTAAGATCCTCTCTACGTTCCCCTGATCCTAGTATTCCCTTGCATCTTAGAGCTTGCGTAGACGAAGGGGAGGTTCTTACGGTAGACGGCTGGAAAGACATTAAGGACGTACGGTTTGGTGAAACTGTATATAGTATGGACCTAGAGACAGGTGAACTTGTTACAAAACTTGTTACCGGTAGTTACGTATATGATATTGATGAACCTCTAGTTCGTATCTTCAAAAAAGGTTTCTATGCTTCGATGACTAAAGATCATCGTATCGCTTATAGAAAGCATAACATAGAAGATAAAATTGAAATAACTAGGTGGAACGAATACAGAGGTAAAAGTATCAAGATTATTCGGACCAGTAATGATTACAATGCACCCGGTTTTACTAAACCAGGTTTCTGGAAAGGTTCTGTAGAAGACTATTGTGAATTTCTAGGATTATTTATTGCTGAGGGTTGCACAACTACACGTAATCGTGTTATCATAACTCAAAATAAAGAACAGAATCACGACTTTGTTCGACGAGTTATGGAGGCTGGAAGTTTTAAAGTATACTATAATTGCGGAGATTTTACGATCTCCGATACTACACTACGAGAACATCTTTTACCTTTAGGTAAAGCGCATCAAAAACATTTTCCTAGAGAGTTTTTGAAGACAGCTACGAAGGAACAGTTAGAATTAGCTTTTAAGGCTTACGCTCTTGGGGACGGCCATTGGCAGTCTGAAAATTCTGTAGAGTGCTACACCACTAGCGAACAGCTTCGCGATGATCTACAAGAAATTGCTTTTAAGATCGGTGCTAGGACACATACCCGCAAGAGGGTTTACCCCGCTCCAAACCAACGTGATTCTTGGACTGTTGCTTTCGTATTCAACAAAAAGCATACAAAGGTAGACAGAAACCCTGACAACCGTAATGACGTTGTAGAGGTGGATTACACAGGTAAGGTATACTGTATCTCTGTTCAGGATACTGAAAACTTTATTCTACGTCAAAAGGGTGTTGTTTATCTGAGTGGAAACACTGGCAACCCAGGGAACAGAGGAAGTCGTTGGGTTAAAGAATTATTTATCGAACCGGCCAAGCCTAACACCCGGTTTACTGAAAAGGTTGAGTATCAGTTAGACGGTCAGACTTTATCTACCGAGATCACTAGAAAGTTTATTCCTGCTTCGGTATGGGATAATCCGTATCTAACTCAAGACGCCAGTTATATTTCTATGCTGGCTTCGCTTCCCGAGACTAAACGTAAGCAATTCCTATACGGTGACTGGGACGTAGTAGAGGATGGTGCTTTCCCGGAGTTTAACCGTCATACACATGTAGTAGAACCTTTTGAGGTTCCAAGTGGTTGGACTAAGGTTCGCGCAGCAGACTTCGGATTTTCATCCCCTTCGGCAATTCTCTGGGGCGCTATAGATTACGATGACAACATCTGGATTTACAGAGAGTTGTATGTAAGCAAGATGACCGCAGACCAATTAGGTCGCATGATTCGTGAAGTTGAATCCGGTGACGGTAGGATTTACGATGCGGTTCTCGACAGTAGTTGTTGGGCTAGGAGGGGGGACCGAGGACCGTCAATCGCTGAGGCAATGAACGCTGAGGGATGCCGGTTTAGACCTTCTGATAGATCTCCTGGATCTCGCATAAGCGGTAAGATCGAAATCCATAAAAGACTTGTGGTAGATGAAGATAGCGGTGAACCCGGTATCAGGATTTTCGAAAACTGTCCTAATCTTATCAGGCAGTTAACTTCTTTACCACTGGATAAGAATAATCCAGAGGATGTAGACACAAAAGCGGAAGATCATGCGTATGACGCATTAAGGTATCTGGTTTCCGCAAGACCTAGAAACATTAGAACTGCTTTTGAGAATACACCTAAGAAATCCTGGCGACCCAGTGATAACCGGTTTGGTTACTAAACGAGGTATATATGGCCGAAGAATACGATAATGATCGGATTAACGTCCTAGATGACGAGGATGACGAGGAAACTCGCGGTCAATATACCAACATGGTCAGCTATGTTGAAGAGCGTTACGAGAGGGCTAAAGACGCCAGATACTTTGATGAGTCTCGTTGGCTACAAGCATATCGTAACTATCGGGGTATCTATGGCCCTGACGTACAGTTTACCGAATCTGAGAAGTCCCGTGTCTTTATTAAGGTAACTAAGACCAAGGTACTTGCTGCTTACGGTCAGCTTATTGATGTACTGTTTAGTCAAGGCCGATTCCCTATCGGTGTAGATCGTACAACCTTGCCCGAGGGTATCGCTGATACGGTCCACTTTGATCCTAAAGAAAAGCAGGATGCAGAGGTTGTTCAACAGTTTGAGGACCGATACGGCTTCCCCGGCGACGGCAAGGATCTCGCACCCGGTGCTACATCTATTTCACTTGATGCCCGTCTAGGTTCTCTTAAAGACGATCTAAAAGATATTGAAGGGCTTAAAGAAGGTCCGGGTGTTACCCCGTCGTCTATCACGTTTCATCCGGCTGATGTAGCAGCTAAGAAGATGGAAAAGAAGATCAAGGATCAACTTGAAGAGTCCGCTGCAACCCGACATCTTCGGTTTAGTTGTTTTGAGTGCGTGACCTTCGGAACCGGTATTATGAAAGGGCCGTTTGCTTTTGATAAAGAATATCCTAACTGGAATGAGGAAGGTGTATACGACCCTGTTATCAAAACTGTACCTCAGGTTGAATACACGTCCATCTGGAACTTCTACCCGGACCCGGATGCGTACAGCGTGTACGACTGCGACTATGTGGTCGAGCGCCATCGACTGACCCGTTCTCAACTTCGTAACCTAAAGAATCGCCCGTATTTCCGCAAGACCGCTATTGAGTCCGCTATTAAAGACGGACCTAATTACACACGGGAGTGGTGGGAGAATGACATTGACGACGCCCAGGGATCTGATGGTGGGTCTGCTTATGCAGGCACAGATGTTGAACGCTATGAAGTTCTAGAGTTCTGGGGTACCGTCGATGCTCAGACTGCTAAAGACAATAACCTAGAACTACCAGACGAGTACAAAGAAGACGATGAAGTCCAGGTTAATTGCTGGGTCTGCAACGGTGAGATCCTTCGGTTGGTTATCAACCCGTTTACCCCGAAGCGTATTCCTTACTTTGCTACTCCGTATGAGGTTAATCCCTACTCATTCTTTGGTATTGGCCTTGCTGAAAACATGGATGATACTCAAACCCTTATGAACGGGTTTATGCGTCTTGCTGTAGATAACGCTGTTCTATCTGGCAATCTTCTTATTGAGGTGGATGAGTCTAACCTAACCCCTGGTCAAGACCTTACTATTTACCCAGGCAAAGTATTCCGTCGCCAAGGTGGTGCTCCCGGTCAGGCTATCTTCGGTACCAAGTTCCCTAATGTGTCAAGCGAAAATATGATGCTCTTCGATAAAGCGCGTGTTCTCGCTGATGAATCTTCCGGCCTTCCTTCATTCTCATACGGTCAGACAGGTGTTAGCGGTACAGGTCGGACGGCGGCGGGTATCTCTATGCTTATGGGTGCTGCTTCTGGATCTATTCGCACGGTTATCAAGAACTTCGATGACTATCTGCTTCGTCCTCTAGGTGAAGCCATGTTTGCATTTAATATGCAGTTTGACTTTGATCCAACAATTAAAGGCGATCTAGAAGTTCGTGCACGGGGTACTGAGTCCTTTATGCAGAACGAAGTACGGTCACAGCGTCTTATTAGTTTCCTACAGATTGCTAGTAACCCAGTCCTCGCACCGTTTGCTAAGTTCCCCTATATCATGCGTGAGATTGCTGCCACGATGGATCTTGACGTGGATAAGGTCGCTAACAGTCCCGAAGAGGCTTTCCGTCAGGCTGAACTGCTTAAGCAGATGCAACAGAAGATGCAAGCTGAACAGCCGGAAGCCGCCGTAGGTCAAGACGCTATGGGTACAGGTGGTGGTAATATTGGTGTAGGTCAAGCTCCTGTCCCTGGTGAACAAGGTTTTCCAACAGGCGGCGGTCCTCAACCTCAACAAGGACAACCTCAACAAGGAGGGGGTCAAGGTATCCCACCTGAACTAATGGCTCTACTACAGGCAGGTGGTTAATGAACCCTAAAGTCGCACGAGATGTTCTGCCTCTAGTAAGCAACCCAGACTTTGCTGAACTGATTAGTATCTACTTGGACGAGAAGATTTCCGAGCAGTACAAGATTATGGAGCAGTCTGTAGATATGCACGTTATCTACCGAGCCCAAGGGGCTGCGTCAATCTTAAAACGGCTTAAGAGTATGAAAGTTGAAATTCAAAGTTCTGCGGAAAAGGATAAGTAATGGCCAGTACAGCACAAGACATTATGGGTCGGTATGGTATTGATCAAGACTTTGCCGCCAGCATCGAATCGTTGGGTAACGATCTTGGTGTAGACCCAATGTATCTTGCTAATGTCATGTATTCGGAGAGTCGGCTAGACCCTTCTATGAAGAATAAGGCAGGTAGCGGGGCCACAGGCTTGATTCAGTTTATGCCTACTACTGCGAGCAATCTTGGGACTACGACTGACGAACTAAGCCGTATGACTCCGGTCGAGCAAATGGAGTATGTTCGCCGGTACTTCTCCGCAGATAATCTAGGGGCTGGACGGTTACGTGATCTACGGAACGATCCTTCTCAGCATAACGTGAATATGGCGGTGTTTTTACCTTCTATGATTGGTAAACCGGTAGATACTCAGATCCCTCGAAAGTATTGGCGTCAGAACGGATCTATTAGGACTCCCGCTGATTATTCGAGAGACGCCGAAGAACGGGTTAATGCTTTTGTCCAAAGTA